TCAATCGTGAATGCCATGGTGTTGAAGTCGCCTGCGGCTCCACCTTCTCCAAGACCTTCACCAATTTCGCGGCTCATACCTGGGAATGGCACCCAGCCTTGAGTTGTTCCCATACCTGAACCGGTGACTCCGAGAAGACCATATAGAGGATCACCAACAAATCCCGACGCTTCTACAGTTGATCCACCTGGTCCGGATATACCAGAGAATCTTGTAAATGCTTCATTGAACAATGCTTCTGGACCACTACGATTTGTATAGGTTGACTTCATTGCGAAGATCAAGCCTGTTGGTGAGGTCATTGGCTGAACCGATGCAACATCATATGCCATGAGATTTGGCATTGAGCGACGGACGAGCGAGATGAGGATTGGATCATATCCTGCAAGACCAGAAGATGCACTATAAGATAGTGCATTTGATGTTACAGATAGACTATTTGCTACAGTTGAGTCTTCGCGGAGTGCTTGCTCTTGGTTCTCAAGAAGGATTGCGGTGACTGCGCGACGATAGTTGTCCTTGATTGGTGAGAGGCTGTTATGTTCCATAACAGGTTCCCACTTACGCTCAAGTTGTTCGACTAGTGTGAAAGTTCCCATTTCTATTTCTCCTATTAATTTCTACAGGATTACCTGTTATTTAGACCTTTTCGTGACAATGCAGATGTGTAGTGCTGCATGATTGGATTGATTGTTGTTTCTTCTGCGATTTCTTGTTCATCATCGCCTGAGTCAAGAATGACTTCTTCGATGAGGTTTTCAGTAACTGGTGCTGGTGCCTTGACGCGGCGAGCATTTCCGAAGTATGATTCCTTGAGAACTGCTAACTTCTCTTCGAAGAGTTCCTCTGAATCAAACTCAATGCCTTCAGCAAGAGTGCGAAGTTTCTCGACTTGAGTGTCTGCTAAACCATCGCAGTATGATTCAAAGATGTCATCGCAGCGAAGTGCAAGGATTTCCTTGCGGAGTTCCATGTTCTCTGCAACTTGCTCATTGACTTCGTCGCGGAGTTCTTCGTTCTCATCAGAGAGTTCGTCCATAAGGTCGATCTTCTCTTCTGGAACCTGGATGAAGTTTTGCTCAAAGAGTCCCTTCATTCCGTCGAGGAAGTTCTCTGCGATTTCAACCTTGATCTCGCTCTCAAGGACAAGGCGGTTTTCCTTGACCCATTCCTCAGCGATGTATGAGATGTAGTCATTGACGCGACCAGAGAGTTCATCAAGAATCTTCTCGGTGTTTTCTGCAATGGTTTGCTCATATGCTTCTTCAAGACTATCAACGATTGCGTCATAACGCTCGTTAATTGCTGCTTCAAAGATTGCGATTGCTTTGTTCTTGAAGTCCTCGGAGAGATCTTCGCCATCGAACATGGCAACAAGGTGTTCCTTCATAGTGAAGTCAGTCTTGTCAGGAATCTTTGCCTTGCCCTTGAAGCCTTCCTTCGAAGCGATGGTTGCCTTATTCTTAGCAGACTTGTCCTCTGGCTCGGGAAACTTCTTGATCTTTCCACCGCCAAAGTCAGTATTGGTGTCGCTAGTTGCAACAACTTCGTATTCTTCGGTGACATCTTCTTCTTCGGACTCATCGTCCTCAAAGTCTTCGTCATCGTCAAACTCTTCATCATCTTCGAAGGCTTCTTCATCTTCATCAAGGAGTTCCTCCTCGACTGGCTCTTCTTCGTCAATGGTATCATCCTCGTCAACTTCGTTGTCGGTGTCTTCAAGGATCTCTTCTTCTTCGTAGAACTCTTCTGGCTGAGGCATTAGAAATCTCCTTTGTCTTCCCTATGTATATTATTTAGAGTTTTGATATGAAGTCCTTGAAGACTTCTAACTTTGCTTCTTCTAGTTCTCTTGAACTAGCCTTCTTTATAACTTTTTGGTAGGAGGAAATGGTCTTCTCCTGTAGGATTCCATTATTCCAAACCCATTCCTTTCCTTCCATGATGCCGTTTACAAAGGCATTTGGGGCGGATGGGTCTGCAACGATATCGACCGTGGCAAGACTGAAATCATCCTGAACTTCGTTGATTCCATTCACTTGCTTGAGCGAACCCATGCCACGGGATGAAACTCCAAGACGAACACCCTCATCAATAAGATTCTTTACGATGTTTCCGAATGGGGTGTCGAGGATCTTTGCCTTGCCATAGACAACCGTGCCATCCATGTTCATTTCCTTGATGATGTGTGAAACACGATCAAGGTTGAGGGATGGACCCTGTGGGTGTCCTAGTTCGCCAAGAGAACGGCTGCTCTTGATGTAGTTCTCATTGTACTTCTCAACCTCACGCTCCATGATGGATTGTGGGTAGACGCGACCATTCTTGTTCACTTGCTCGGATTCCATGAACACACCACGAATGTAGTAGTTCTTCTTTCCGTTGCCAGCATCCTCAGCAATGGTCTGAATGTTTGTCTCGTTGTGTTCTGTAATCAGTAGCATGATTCTTTAGCCCTTCTTTTTCGAGCGGAGGAGTTTGAAATCTTTTGCGTCCAATTTACCATTCTTGTTCATATCAATTTTGTGTTGATTGCCAATAAGGTTTTCATTGACATCTATATCGCCATAAATGCCTTGACCAACTTCTGCACGAACATCATCGATGTTGTCTGCAACAGTGGAGAAAAGAAGGCTGTTTGTAAGTTCCTTAGCAGCGACGAAATCTTCGTCCATGATTGCTCTGATTAGATCTCTTGAGTCGGACATTTTATTCTCCTAGATTCTATTATCTATTGTTTCTTATTACTCTGTGTTTGTTCACCGCCACCCATTTGTGCTTGCATCTGTGCCTGAGCCTGTTGCTGTTGCAACTGTTGCTGCATCTGAACATCGCCTGTCATCTGTTGTGTAGTGACCTGTGTAGCAATCTGTGTTGGGATGGAATTGTTTGGGTCTTGCTGCTTATCTTGCTCCACCTGTGCATTAATGTCTGCAACTTCTTCTTCAGTCAATCTCAGGATATTCTTCTGAATGTATGACTTGGAGAAGTACTTGCCAAGATATGGATCGGCAGAGTTCACAAGATTGAGGCGATTTGTCATGATCTCGTTTTCCTTGGCTTCCGTGAAATAGGAGTCCTTACGGAAATCGAAGCGGATCATTGGGTGAATATAATCCCAATCTTCCTTCGTGATTACACCCTTGAGTAGCAACTGAGTCTTCAGTGCATCAAGGAAAAGTTCTGCAAACTTCTTCCTGAGTCTTTCGATGAAACGGAAGAACTTGAGTTCGTCTCGCGTGATTTCCGCTTGGCGACCCATGTTGAAGCCGTTCTGATCCGTCTCAAGACGGGACATTGGAACATTGAGAGACTTGTACAACTTCTTCTGAAAGTATAGAACATCGTCCATCTGCCCGAGGTTCTGACCACCTGGTAGGGTGCTGACTTCCGTTCCCTTGCCACCTTCGCGGCGAGGCATCCAGAAGTCCTCAAGCATGGTCATGTGCCGTCGTTCGTCCTTCAGTTCTCCCGTAGATGCATCATAAACCAACTTGTTTCGGTAACGGTTCATGATGTCCTTGAGATACTGCTCTGCCTTGTTCTTTGGAAGATTTCCGACATCGATATAGAACACTCTACGTTCAGGTGCGCGAGATAGACGATAGATGACAACTGCATCCTCGACCATCTTGAGTTGGTTGAGTGGCTTCAATGCCTTGTGTACATACGACAGGACTCTCTTCTTACCAGAGTCAAACAAACCACTGTGAATATAGCAGATCGAATCTGTGGCAATCTTCACACCCTTTGTTGGTGTGGCAGGAGTGAATGCAGCAGTGGTTGTGGATGTTTCTTCTCGCTCGCTGTAGACGAAGAACTCATCGACCTTGGTGACAAGATCGGCATTGGTTGCCTTGTCCTTCTTCTTCTGAACATTTCTGACTTTTCTGATGTGAGTCGATTCGATTGGACGAAGTTCAACAAGACCCTTCTTTGGGTTTTCCTTGTCGATGATCTTGTGATAATAGAGTCTTCCATCTATGTACCACTTGCGGAATATCTCGTATCCCTTGTCTTGAAACTTTAGGAGTCTGAGTATTTCATCAAACTCCTCTTCAATCTTGGTCTTTATCTTTGGAGATAATTTTCTATTGTCAACTACTATCTCAACGGGACGCTTTGTGTCATCATAGACAACTGCTTCATTGCAGATGTCATCGATAGCCATCTCTACTTCTGGATAGAGAGCCATCTCTCTGTACTTTCGAATCATGTCTGCTGTTGACTTGATCCCACCATCGAAATCCATGTACGAACTAAAATAGACACCAGAAGAAATGGGCATAGCCCCGTCATCAAGATCAGGAGGGGCGAACGATGCGTTCGTCTTGATATCCTCCTGCTCAAGTTTCGGGGCTATTCTTTCACCCGCTCTACCGAGCGACCAACCAAAAAGTTCAAAAGCCATTCATTTCTCCAAATAAAATTACACTGTAGGCGTGAAGTTACTCAAAACAGGAAGCGTAGATGCGTCTGGCGTACCGACGTTTGAAGTGAAGTATGAGTAAGCAAGGGTCACACTAAACTCTTCAATCTGATCAGTTGCTTCGTATGATAAGTCGATTGACGAGATGTCTGTTGGGAAGCAACCAATCAACTTGTATGCCTTGAGTGGTTTACCAGTACGATCAAGTTGATTGACTTGCCAATCTTGGAATATTGGTCCTGCAAGATTTGTAAACTCTGATGAAGCAACATTTCGCTCCATTGCTTGAATGCTGTTAACCCAAAGTTCAAACAAGTTACGCAACTGAAACTTATTGTCGTTGATGATTGTGATAGGCCAATCACCAAATGTTCTGTCGCCAGGAA